TAGCAACTTTTGCTTCTAATAGAATTGAACTTAATGTAAGAACCTCAATTGATGCTCCAATAACAGCATCTGGCCAGATAAGTGCAAGTGCTGGAATTCAGGCATCATCTTTTTCAAATGCAAACAATGTTGTAATTTCTTCACTTGGAGATGCAACAACTTTTGGGATTCCTACATTTGATTCTGTACATCAATTTGATAATAATAAATTTGAAGGCCACATAACAGCCTCAGGTAATATAAGCTCAAGCGGAACTATAACAGCTGCAAACATCACGACAACAGGAAATTTTACAGGAAATTTATTAGGTAATGCAAATACAGTAACAAATGGTGTTCTTACAGTTGGTGATCAAACAATTGGTGGAGATAAAACTTTTAGTAATCCGATAACAGCCTCAAGCCATATAAGCGCAAGTGGTAATATAATTGCAACAGATATAACAGCATTAGGTGATATAAGTGCAAGCGGAAATATTTCTTCCGCAGGAGAAATATCAGCATCGGTATTGGCTGTGAAGAAAGCACCTAGCGAATATGTAGCAGGTATGAGTTTCTTAACATCGCCTATTGTAGGATTTGTAATTGGAAATACAGATTCGGATGCATATTATAGAGCATCAGACAAACATCATTACTTAAATGGTCGGGTGGTAGTAGGAGGATCTGATTTTAACAATGGATCTGAGTTATCAGTAGATGGTCCAATATTTGCAGACGGTGATATAACAGCATCTTCATCTGATGGATCGGTTGATCGCCATATAAGCGCAAGTGGTAATATTTTAGCACAAAATTATTTTATAGAAGGTAAATCATTAGCTAGTTATACAAATAGTACAAATAGAATTACAGTAGGATTCAATCAAGGTGGAATCAAATTTAGAGGTGAAGAAATATTTTTAGGTGAAGGTACTAATGATTTATCTGAAGTAACAGTATTTGGTAATATAACAGCTTCTGGCACAGGAGCAGGTAATTTGAGCGGAAGTGGAATATTAACATATGGTACTCCAGATGCTAAACAAACTCATGAACTTTATGGAAGATTAAAAATAATTGGTTCTGATGTATCAATAGGCGAAGGTTCAATAACAGCATCAGCCAACATAAGTGCTTCAGGAAACATAAATGCGGGCGCGGCCGGTACTGGTTCATTTAATCATATCATAACATCAGGACAAACTATAGAATTTAAAGATGGCAGTACTAAATTAGGACAATTAAAAGTTGATGATACAACAGGATTTTCATTTGATCTAGCAGATGGAAGTGATAGAAAACCTGTAAGACTTGGTGAATTAGATGCCAAAGACATCACTGCAGCAGGAGATATTTCAGTAGGAAATGATATAACAGCTTCATCAGAAATTTCTGCAAGTGGATTTTTAAATGCTAAAGGGTTAAGAATAGCCAATGGATCAGGAGGTGAAATACCTGTATTTGAAGATGCATCTTTATTATATTTAGGAGGACTTCAAACAATTAGAAATTCAAGTGAAATATTATTTATAAACTCAGCCGCAGAGTATTCTGTGATTCGAATAGCAGGTAAGCAAATAAATATAGAACCTCCTATAACAGCATCAGTAGTAAGTGCAAGCGCAGGTATTTCTGCAGAAACATTAACAGTAGGTGGCACTATTACAGGTAATTCCACAATCTCTTCAACTAATCGATTTCAGACAATACAAACTAATAATGGAGGATATTGGTTTTACGAAGATTCAGACTTCTCAACTCTGAGAGGAACTATGACATATATCAATGGTAGTATTAGATTAACTCCAACAGGTGATAATCCAGACAATGAATCATACTTAGTAGTATCTAGAAGCGCAGCTGGCAATCCTGATGTAAGAATAGGTGCTTCAACTAATCGACATAACACGTTAGCAGTAGGTGGTACTGCGGTTTTTGAATCGCATATAACAGGATCTGCAAATGCAACAATTAGAGGTTATGCATCAGTTCAAAGCAATGGCTCAACAGGAAGTATAGGAAGAGCCGGAACTCAAGGATGGGGAGGACCTACTGGAAATCTTGCTCAAAATGAAGAGTTTATATTTCTTACATATCACCAGTTTGTACATTCCAATGATCCTTCTGCGCGAAACGTTACAAAATTATATGCAAATGGATCAAAGTTTGAAAATGCTCAAAACAGTAACGCTTCTGCCAATTATTATGCATCATATGTACTTCCAAAAGGATATAAATATTCTGCAGGAGCTGTTTTTGCATCTGCTGGAAGTTACAATATATTTTACAATAATGCATTAGGTGGAGCTAGCGCAGGTGTTATTGGTGGAGGCATTTGCACTGGTGCAACTACTAATTTTGCTGAAGCTGCAGTTTCTGCTTCATTAGTTGCAGCTGATTCTGTAATACTTCCTAAATTAGGAGATTATATAACATTAGAATATAATCCAGTAGCTACTAGTGATAAGTTATTTGGGGCAGCAATAGCAATAGAACCAATATAATATGTTAACATATACAAAAGATATAAACGGTGAAGATATATTACTTGATTCCAACAATGAACAAGTTATGATGCAATGGGAAAAACCATATATGGAAGCATGTATAGATTTATTACAACCTACTGGTGACGTTTTAGAAATTGGATTTGGTATGGGATATTCGGCAACCCAAATTCAAAAATATAATCCAAAAAGCTATACAATAATAGAATGTGATCCTGATGTTATTGAACGATGTAAACAATGGTCAAAAAAATATAACAATGTTACTATAATAGAATCAAAATGGCAAGAAGTGATATGTACAGAACAATTAGATAAATATGATCAAGTATTTTTTGATGATTTTCCTAATAATGCTAAAATTTTATCAGAACAGGAACAATTTGAAATAAACAATCGACTACATTTATTTATAGCATTTTTATCACAATATCACTTAAAACAAGGAAGTAGAATATCAGCTTATATTTGTAAAAATAAATCTTTATATAAAGATAATTTTTGGAAATCAAAATATATTGATAACCCTAATTGGTCTTATCAAGAAAAAATAATTAAAACTAAAATTAGTAATATTCAGAATTATCATAAATCAACTAATAAAGCTATCATTCCGTTGTTAACTTTTGGCATATAAACATTGTTTCTTAATATTTATATAAAAGAGGAAACACTATATGGCACAAAAAATTCCAATTTGGGCAGGATCATCATCATTTTCATCTGGACAAACACCATTTGGATTATATGATACAGATACACAATTCGATGCAGATGCAGACAAAGTAGCAGATTGGTGTGCTAAACGATTAGGATATCCTTTAACTGATATAGAACTACAACCAATAAATTTCTTTGCATGTTTTGAAGAAGCAGTTACTGAATATGGTAATCAATTAAATACATATAATATTCGTGATAATATGATTAATTTATTTGGTGCAGCTACTGGTTCTAATTTGACTGGTCAAAAAGTATCATCTAATATGGGAGGCCTTATCGAATTAGCAGAAGAATATGGAACAGAAGCTGGTTCAGGTGGTAACGTAACATATTTTACAGGTTCTGTATCAATGTCTGCAAATCAACAAATTTACGATTTAACTGATTCATCTATTGTTGATTTAGAATCAGGAACAGCAGGCATTGATGAAATAGAAATTAAAAGAATATATCATGAAGCTCCTCCAGCATTGGTAAGATATTTTGATCCATTTATTGGTACTGGTTTAGGATCACAGCAAATGTTAGATTCATTTGGTTGGGGTAATTATAGTCCAGGAGTATCATTTATGATGATGCCAGCATATGCAGATGTTTTAAGATTGCAAGGAATTGAGTTTAATGATCAAATAAGAAAATCTGCATATTCTTTTCAATTAGTAAATGATCGTTTAAGAGTATATCCATTACCAGATGGTTCTTCGTTTACAAAAATACATTTTGATTACATTAAAAAATCAGATAGATCGAATCCATTAAAAGGAAATACAGGAACAATATCAGATTATTCAAATGTTCCATATCAAGATATAATATATTCAAACATAAATTCAGTAGGTAAACAATGGATTAGAAAATATACATTAGCATTAGCAAAAGAAATGTTAGGATATGTTCGTGGTAAGTATTCTGCATTACCTATACCAAATTCAGAAGTGACATTAAACGGATCAGACCTAACATCAGCCGCTCAGACTGAAAAAGAAGGCCTTATAACAGAACTTAAAGAAATACTGGATTCAATGTCAAGACAAGCACAATTAGAAAGAAAACAAGCTGAAGCAGATGCATTGCAACAGCAAATGAATAAAATACCACTTAAAATATATGTAGGGTAATTATGGCGTTATTCGGATCAGCAAGAGATGCAAGTTTAATTAGATCAATTAATAACGAACTTATAGTCAATTTTATAGATACAGAAATTGAATTTTATAAGTTGGTATTAGATGAGACACGAGAAAATATTTATGGAGAATCAGTACAAAAAAAATATTATAATCCTATTAGGATTCCTGGATTAATGCAAAAAGATGAAAAATCAATGATAGCAGATGATTATGGAATTGATTCTACTAGAACTGGTATTTTTGCATTTTCAAGAGATTTTTTAGTAGATAGAACTATAATTATGGAAATTGGTGATATTTTAAATTGGGATAATGATTTTTACGAAATAGATAAGGTTAGTTCATCACAATATTTTAGAGGTATCAATCCTGGTACAGATTTAGGATTTACAACTGGAGATAGAGATGAATTTGGATACAGTGTTGCAATAACAGTAGAAGCTCATATGACTCAAAGAAACAAATTAAATTTAGTAGAAACAAGATCAGGTGGTGTCAATCAAGAATATCAATTACCAAAAAATTTATAACAAATGAGTAAATTAAGATTAAATAAAACCCAAAGTAGTTTTTCTGTAGATAGTACTATCAATCGTGCTAATCAAGTTAGACGAGATACAGATTCGATAAAAACACCTTCATGTACTATTTATGATGTTGATTATGCTATTATATCTTATATTCGTGATACAATTAAACCTACAGTAACTGAAGATGGTAATGTAATTGATATACCAATTATGTATGCAAACGGAGAAAAATGGAGCCAAATACAAAAGCATGGATATATGCGAGATCAAAAAGGTAAACTTATGGCTCCATTGATGATTTTAAAAAGAAATAGTATTACAGAAAGAGATACATTAAAAAAATTAGACGTTGAAAAAAATCCTTCAGGTAATGCTCAGACATTTCGAAATAGATTTACTCAAGCAAATAGATATGATAGATTTGGTGTATTAAATAATGCAAAACCTACACAAGAATTTTATATTACATCAGTACCAGAATTTGTTGATGTTACATATGAATTATTAATATGGACACCATACATAGAAGATATGAATAAAGTTGTAGAAGCAATAATGCCAACTGGCGGATTTGCATGGGGTACAACTTGGAAGTTTAATACATATATTGATGATTATTCTTTTGAAACTATAAATAATGTTAGCGAAGATAGAATAGTAAGAGCAACATTACCTTTACGTACAAAAGCAACATTGTTAATGGAAGAAGAATTAAGAAAATCTACATTGCAAAAAAGATTTGCAGTTAAACAAATTAAATTTGGATCAGAATATCAAACAGATGAGTTTCCTGCTAGAATAGTTGAATCAGGAAAAACATATAGTCAGATAGAAACTGAAAAAGATTTATTATCAAGAATTACAAAAGAAGCACAAAATAGGAGTTAGGTTATGCCGTTAAATGATAGTTTATTAGAACAAGGAATATATGCCGCATTTAAAAGACAATCAGTAAAAGGAGTTACATCAAAAGCAGGTGTTGATAGACAACTTGCTCAAGACATTGCTCGAGCAATTTCTGTATACGTTAGATTGGGTACAGTACAAACAGCTGTTACATCATTTGGAGTAGGAGCAACAGCACCTCATCCAATGGTTATACCAGTATTTACAATAGCAACAGGTACAGGTATAGGATTTGTAGTTTAATGGTTGTTTGGAATTGGTTTAGTATATTTATATAAGGTAATAGGAGAATTAGTTATGTCAAATACAAAAAAGTTTACAGAACAAGAACTTAAAGAAGTTCAAGGTTTACGTGATAGAATGTCTAAATTGGTAGCACAGTTTGGTGAATTAAAATTAGAACAAATTTTACATGAACAAAAAACAAAAAGTTTAGTAGAACTTGAAGCACAATATAATAAAGAATACTTAGACATTCAACAAAAAGAATTTGAATTAGTTAAAACGTTTAATGAAAAATATGGCCGAGGAACTCTAGATTTAGAATCTGGGACTTTTTCACCAGCAAACTAAAGGTTTGAGGTCATTTAAGCATATTTATTAAAAAGAAAATAAACAGGAGAAATTAAATGGCTGAAAAAATTGTATCGCCTGGTGTATTTACCAGAGAGAGAGACTTAACCTTTTTACCTGCAGGCATCCAAAGTATAGGAGCTGCATTAATAGGTCCAACAGTTAAAGGACCAGGCTTGGTTCCAACTATGGTAACATCAATGGCTGAATATAGAGCATTATTTGGCGATGTATTTGAAAGTGGATCTGGAGCTAATCTAGGAAATTATACTTACTTCACATCATTAGCAGCTGAAGAATATTTAAAACATCATGACACATTAACAGTTGTAAGAATTATGGCTGGAGATTTTGGAGGAGCAAATTCAGGTGTTGCATCAGAAGGACAACATTCTTTAAGTTTGGACACTGGTAATTCATTCAATCTTCATACATTATCAGACGGAGCTATATTAAATAGTGGAGGAGCAGCAGCATCAACAAATGGTTCTGGTTCTGCATCCGATGAAGGAACAAATAATATTTTAACATCAGGTACTAAAGATAATTTAAGATGGGAAATTGCAAATGTAAATCAATCAAGAGGAACATTTACATTATTTATTAGATCAGGTAATGATACTATTAAAAGAAAAAATATTCTTGAAACATTCAATAATTTATCATTAGATCCAAATTCAACTAATTATATTGCAAAAAGAATTGGTGATTCAAAACTTAATCTAAAAGATTCAGGTACAGTTACACCATATATCCAATCTTCAGGATCTTACTTAAACAAATCAAAATATGTTAGAGTTGAGGTATTAAGAAATACATTAAATTATCTTGATGAAAATGGAAACGTTTCAAGTAACGCATTTACAGCATCATTACCAGCAGCAGTATCAGGAACATTCTCAGGAGGATCAGATGGTAATGTTCAACATCCACAAAAGTTTTATGATGAAATTACTGCAACAAATTCTCAAGGATATGATTTAGGTACAGCGGCAAATGGTAAAACAGCATATGAAGATGCAATTAATTTATTAGCAAATGCAGATGAATATGATGTCAACCTTGTATTGTTACCAGGTGTAATTGCAGCATTAGCAGGTCATTCAAGTATAGCTTCTTCAGCAATTCAAATGTGTGAAGATAGAGGTGATGCATTTGCAATCATTGATCCAGTAAATTATGCATCAACAATAACTGATGCAACTACAGAAGCATCTTCAAGAGATACAAATTATGCAGCAATGTATTGGCCTTGGATTCAAATACCAGATAATTATGCATCTAAAAATGTATTTGTACCAGCATCTGTTGTAATGGGTGGTGTATATGCATTTAATGATAAAGTAGCAGCTGAATGGTTTGCTCCTGCAGGTTTGAATAGAGGTGGTATTGATATTGCAATCCAACCAGAAAGAAAACTAACTCATGGTAATAGAGATACTTTATATGATGATAATGTTAATCCATTAGCAACTTTCCCTAATAGTGGTGTTGTTGCATTTGGTCAGAAAACATTACAGAAAAAAGCATCTGCATTAGATAGAGTAAATGTTAGAAGATTATTAATTGCAGCTAAGAAGTTTATTGCTTCATCTACAAGATTCTTAGTATTTGAACAAAATACAGCAGAAACTAGAAATAGATTCTTAAGTATTGTTAATCCATATTTAGAATCAGTACAACAAAGACAAGGTTTACATGCCTTTAAAGTTGTAATGGATGAAACAAATAATACTCCAGATGTAATTGATAGAAATCAAATGGTAGGACAATTGTTCTTGCAACCAACTAGAACAGCAGAATTTATAATTATTGACTTTAACATTCTTCCGACTGGTGCAGCATTTCCAGAATAATAGATAAGAAAAAGTAGAGTTGAGTATATTTATATTAAATAAATAGGAGATAAAAAAATGGCAGATTTATTAAGTCCAAATGAAATAATGTATACCGCGTATGAGCCTAAAGTAGCCAATAGGTTTATAATGTATATCGAAGGTATTCCAGCTTACATAGTTAAAGCTGCATCTAGACCATCAATTGATCAAGGTGAATTAATTTTAGATCACATTAACGTTGAAAGAAAATTAAAAGGAAAATCTAGATGGCAAGATATTACGGTAACATTATATGATCCAGTAGTTCCATCTGGAGCGCAAGCGGTAATGGAATG